ATCGCGCCATTGCGCCATGGCGCTGTCGTTCTTGTTGTAGTAGAGAGTTAGACCAAGAGGAGTGTCAGCACACGCCATTCCGATCTGTAATTGCACCAAGTGCTCTGGTTTAGGCCCAGACAGTTTCTGAAAGCCGTTATCGTTGATCGATTTGATCTCTAGACAGAACTTGATTCCTGTCGCGTCGTTTAAGTACACTATATAGAGTCCGTCCGCACGGCATTTGATCTCCCACTCTTTGGAGATGGGTGAATCATCGGGGTAAAGACGAACCTCTGCCTCAAACTCCTCAGTCCCATCACTATCATCAGCGATCTCTTTGCAGTATCCCTGAAGTTGATCGTGGATAGCGTCGCCGGTGCCGAAGATCAGACGAGTTCGTGGGTTGAAGTACGATCGCTCTTCAAACCCCATGTAGCGATACCAACACAGCCGTCCGCACCCCATGGGCCAACGCCCACACAACGATCTGCCGGTGGTTCCGCCTAATGTTGAGGCTGTGAATGTACTTTCGTCAGGCGTCCGATTTTTATTCTGCGCTTCTAAATGTCCGTGGATTCTGCTGATTAGATCTACATGCTTGAACAGTTTCTTGACACCTGGTTTTTCTAGATCTTTAATGGTCATCAGCATAAGCCATCTCCTCGAAGATTATGTAGGGGATAACGACGATGGTTTCTCCTAGGTTTTTAAAGTCAATGATCATGGCCGGCATCTCATCACCGATAGCCATGGCAGTTCGTACCAGCTGCACCCAATCCGCTACCTTCAGCGCATATTGTTTGGTATTCCTTGTGAACTTATGTTGCGCTAGGAATTTTCCAATCTTTCTTATATCTTCTCGATAGCCCGGGATTGTAGAGCTTCCGGAGCCTGGTTGTGCATGGCCGCCAAGCTCTTTCGCTCTTTGATTCTCAAATTTTCGCGAGGTAGCTACATTATCTTTTATTCGGCGCGTGTCATGATCGTTTTCAACAGGCAGCTCAAATTTGACATACTGACCTTCTGCCAAACAACGGGAGCATATATCGATCGTTTGTAAGCATTTGTTACGAAACTTTAGATCAACTTTCAACACCTCCGTTACGTTCCTGCAACTATGACAGCGTCTACCGTGTTTTCTTGTTCTCAGTTTGAGATCGAAGATCAATTTCATGCGAATCTCACATGTGCCAATCCTTCGGCGTTGTAGACCTCATCCAGGAGGATCTCAAAGTAGTTCTCATTTTCATTGACGAGATCGTTGATAGCGGCTCTGCCATGGATCTTAGAGATATCCAGTACAGGGATATTGTAATAACCCTTCCCCGCTTGTTCTACGATCTGATGCTGCAGGCAGTAGGATACTAGATCATGTACGACGTCCGTGAATATAGGATCAAAGTTGAGGCCGAATGATCCTATTGAATACTCTCTTGCTCCGCTCTTGCCCTTGGCTATTTGCCAGTTGATCTCCTTACCGATCGTGGTTTTTCCTACTCTGAATATCTCGCCAGGATGTAGGCTAATCCGTACTTGATTACCGTGCTTTAGTGCCCAAGCTCCTTGCGAGTGATAATCTCTCCCTCTTTGTTTTGCCAAGGCTCGCCCTACGTTCTTCGCTCTTGCTTGTCTGATCGCTATGATGGTCGTGGTGTTGATCTCCACAAAGGGATCTTTGCCTTTCCAGTTGCAGCCGGAACAGACATAATTATATCGCCTAGCAACAAATGACGTTACGTTCGATTCGAGCGGAGCAAAGCCACAGTCCGGGCATCGGTATTTAGGGGAGAGCGCATCTGTAACCTTCTTCATCCACATGGTCTCAACAGACGCGGCGGCTGCCACACGAGCGTCCTCTCCTAGATCGCACTCCTTTTCATACTGAGTAAGGAGACTGTCCCAGCTATCGATGCCGATGATTTGATAGATGTTGGCGTCTACCATATGCACAATACCGTTTAATCGATCTTCTGCCGGGCCGGTATCCAGAAAATGCACGTCTCCTATTTCCAGCATGTTCTTCGCCGCTTTGATCTCACTTCTGGACATGAGTTCCTGTCCCAGGCGTTTGCGGGCAGATTGTGTAACGTCGATGTCGTAATCACTCATAGGGACCCAGACACCGCAGAGCTGCATGAATCTTTTGTCAGGAGGCTCAAAGCAGCACATACCTGTTACGGAGTCTCTTCCGTAATTCCCTTGGCCTTCTCTTATGTAGAGATTGAGCAGGTAGTTCTTGCCGACGGATTCGGGCCCATCGAGCTGAGATAGGTTGCCGGCTGGCAGGCCTCCTCCGCTATTTATATCGACGCCCGGAACCCCGCACGGTCTGCGGAGATCGTAGGCATCCCAGGTTTCATTAGCTTTTCTGATCACAGGCCCATGTCTACCGTGGCGCATGTTGATGTAATCGATCACATCATCTGGGCTTGGTTTTTGGGAGCCGCCGCCTACTGCCAGCTCTGCCTTCTTTTTGGCCGAGAGAGCTTTCTTAGCTTTGGCTGTAGTTTTCGCTTTGGCCAATAGCTACTCCTGTTTCTCGAACGGCTTTGTTCCGCACTTTGGGCAGCAGGGGGTGCTGCTCTCCTTGTCTAGATCTGCTCCGCACTTGGGACATTTCCCCTCGGCGGCGGCTGTCTTCACTCCCTCGTCTTGTTGATTGGTAACTACGCCCAACTTTGTCTTTGTCATTGTTTTCTCCTTAGTGGGCTTCTGCCCAGGTGGTTCCGAGACCGGCATCTATATCTAGTGGCACGGATAGGCGCCGAAGGGGGATGCCTAATTTCTCGGGTATGTCCTCGAACGGATTCTCCATGATGTGCTTAACGTGTGGAAGAGACTCTTTCCACAATTTCTTATTGTCTGGGTGGTAGGCCAGCAATTCATCGTGGATTTGCGAGTGATGGAATATGCCTCTCTCTTTCAGCCATTCTGAGTGCTCATTCTCCCAGCCCTCGATTCCTTCAAACCTCAACTGAGCCAATCTCATCACATCGCCGGCAGATCCCTGGACTCGAGCATTCACGTCTTGTCTAAATGCTCGAGCCGCGAAAGGTCCTGGCCGTCGTTTGATCCAGCGTCCGCGGCCGCCTTGGGCGAAGTAGCCGCCTCGCCAATCTGTTACAGCGTCGGGCAGTCGCCGAGAGCGTCCAAGAATAGTGCGAACTACTCCGAGGTGTTCGGCCTCGTCATGTGTATCCTCAATAAATCTTTGGACTAGCGGGTAGGGTTTGAAGTACAGCGCTTTCTTATCCCGCGCTTCTTCAATCGTTTCGAGGTCAAGCTTTTCTTGCAGCGCGCGATCACCTTCGCTATATATAAGCCCAAAACCGATCGTCTTGCTGTCGCGCCTGAATCTCATAAGTCGAAGAATGTCCTTCGGCCATTGGTTCATAGGGACTTCACGCTTCTCTAACTCACCGGCAGCTATCTTCGCCTCTTTGATCTCTTCATAAGGCACGCCGTACATTACTGAAGCTGTCCCCATGTGAATATCCCAACCGTTATTGATCACTCGAATCATGGTGGGATCTTTGGACAAGTGAGCCAGTATTCGCATTTCTACCTGTGCGTAGTCAGCGGCCATGACTTTCATGCCTTTAGGTGCGCAAAAGGCTCGACGAATGCCGTATTTATCTTTATCAACTCTAGGAAGGTTTTGAATATTTGGATCTCTCGTGCTGAGGCGGCCGGTGACTGTGCCATGTTGGCGAACATCGCTGTAGAGCATGCGTCCGATCAATCGCTTTAATAAGCCCTCGATATACGTGCCTTTGAATTTGGCGAGCTTGCGATGGACCGTAAGCATCTTGGCCAGCTCGTCGCCGCCTTCTGCTAATTCTTTGAGCACATCTACGTCGCACGAGGGTTTACGAATTCCGCTAGCTCCGCCAGGAGTCCACTTGAGAACCTCATATCCCAATCCACCGTCCTTTTCTTTGCCAAAGAAGAGTTTCGCCAGTTGCGTTGGTGAGTTGAGATTGATTTCTCTTCCGGCAGCGCGCGCGAACTTCTTCTCAATCTTGTTAAGATCTCTCTGCATGGGTTTGCGTAGAGATTCCAGAAAGGCCGAATCGATCACGGCGCCCCGCTTTTCCATGTTGTAGAGGACTTTAGTGTAGGGGACTTCGATCGTATGGTATAAATCCCAAAGACTAACATCTGGGTATTGTGTCTCTTCCTCCAACAACTTTTCTTCCAGCCAGTTATGCACGACAAACGTAGCCCATGCATCTTTGGAGGCGTAATCAATACCTCTCTGTCGATCTGTTTCCCACAAACGATCGAACGCCTCGGGTACAGTCTCTCCCCGCATCTTCGGAAAGGCTTTGGTAAATTCTTGCATGTTAAGGCCGTAATAATCTTTGGCCGTAGCTTTTAGACCGTGCCTACCGTGGATCCTATTTTCATCGTACATCCAATCCATAATCAGTGTACAGTTCCAAGGGCCGGCAAAAGGACGGACGCCGGTATTTCTGAGCATAGAGACATCGAAAGGAGCGTTAGTAAACATCCAGGTGATGGCTGGATCTTGTCCTAGCTCTTTATCCAAGATCCCCAAGAGATCTGAGTGTAGCGTATATCGCACTCCAGGATGTGGACACAGGGACCAGACCTTCACATAATCTTGTTGCCGATCGATGCCTGTGGTTTCTGTATCGATTGCGGCCTGACGATAATCTCGCACCTCCCGCACGATCTGCATCATGCGGGAGGGCGAGTCCACCCATTCAGGCTCCGGGAGTTTCAGCCAGCCCATTGATCAGAACGGGAGATCGTCGTCATCGTCTGGCACGCTGCCATCTGGATCGTCGTAGTTTTCTGACGCATCCTCTCCGTCCTTGAACGGGTTGCGAACATCCAGACGTTTTGCCTGATAGGCCGTACCGTCTGGCCTAAACACACGTTCGAGCTTATCGTCCTTAGGCTTCATCTCCGTCATCTCGTCCGGTAGATCGTCATACCAGATGCGACCGAACGACAGGGTCGGCCGCTCGTCGCCGACTTTCTTAACCTCGAAGATGATATCGAACAGATCGGTAGGTTTTGGATCTTTGCAGTTATCGCACTCCCATATAGGTTCGAGCATTATGTCGCGTTGGCAGTGGGGACATTTGTAGTAGTCCGCAACTGCCGCGGCCAGCTCGTCGCGATTCATTCTGGTATCGCCCTCTGGCGTGAGATCGAGGACGATATTATCACACTCGGGACAGGTATAGATCAAAGCTTCTAGCTGACCTTCCCTGCAGTTGAAGCATTTGCGTTCGACATCGTCAGCGAATGCGCAGAGAGCGGCATAGTGATCTCCGCCGAGGCTCCAATGCACTACACTTCCGAGAACCTTCTCGTAGTTCTCTTTGCAGTGATCGCACCCGATCTTCTCACACACCACGCGCCGCATGATCGGATCGCCCTTCTTGTACGGCCATTTGAAGTTCTCGGGCGAGTCTTTCTTGTGGACCTGTACCTTGCCGTCCTTATCCGTAGCTTCTACGATGTGATACTCCTCCACGTGGTAGAGGAGGAAGGCCTTCAGCGGACGAAAGCTCATGTGGTTTACCGCGTCCGGCCCCTTGCGGCTGTCGTTCTGTGGAATACATAGCAGCTCACAGCAGAGGCAGTTGCCGGAGCCTGAGAGGTATCCCTCCTCGTCAATAACCCACTTCCTGCTGCAGATGAAGCCAGCCTTGACGCGGGCAGAGAAGTGATCTACCCGCTCGTGGTACGGCACGATCTCTCCGCTGAAATCCTTGTACACGCCCTTGATCAACTTCACCTTCGTGAAGTACTTGGGAATAGTTAGCCTGTTGTTGTACCGAAAACCAAGCAACGGAACATTGCTCTTCCTGGTTTTCTGTCGGTGTGCCTTTTGGCGCATCCTGCGAGACGCGCTCATGCTGCCATTTGCCATTGCTTCCACCTCCGCAGTGTCATGTTGTTGGCTATACTTGTAGCCAGGGTTTCCTCTTCTAGCCAATCTGGCTGTGTCTCCTCTTCGCTGTTGCGGGGATAAGGAACTATCCTCATATCGTGAGATTTCCCCAACATCTTCACGATTTTTAATGCCGCCTCTCTAGCATAGGCGGTGTTGTCTAAGAATACATAGTACATTACGTTCAGGCGTTGAAGTAATGCCTTCTGCTCGTTTGAGAGGTAGCTGCCTTGTAAAGCGATCACGTTGTCGAAGCCGTGCTGAATTAACCAAAGAGCTGCCTTGTATCCTTCTACTATAATGACCTCCCCCAGCTCTCCGTAGTAGGCCCTTGGATAAACTCGATCGAGATTCCAGAGGTAGTGCCTCTTTTCGATCACATAGCCTCTGTACTCTGGATTGAAACGCAGCAGCTCCTTTCCCGCATAAGCTAGGTAGCGGCATGAATCATCGTCTACGCTTCGTCCTATGACAGCAACCAATCGGCCCTCTAGATTACGCAAAGGAAAGATAATTCTGTAGGCGTCTCTGTCAAAACCGATCTCATACTCCTTTAGGATTTGCTTGCTGAAGCCCGCCTGGAGAAGTGCTTTTGGGCAGTACTCAAATACGCCTAGCAGCGCCTCGTTCAAGAAGACTTGCTGATGTACTTTATCTCTTTTGTTTTTCTTCGGGCGATCGTCCGCCGATAGTGCCATTGCACGATCGATCGCTCGCCGTCCGGCTCCCAGCCTCTTCAAGAACGTGGCCAGCGATCCATGCTCGTGGCACGAGTGGCACATGAACATGCCGGTGTATCTGTTCATATAGAACGCGCCGACCGTCTTTTCTTTATGGAATGGGCAAGGCCCGTGGATCTGATCGCCGCCCTTGATCTTCCACCATTTTAAGTATCTGGCGGCAATGCTTTCTACCGTCGTATGTGGATCAGCCATCTTTCTTCTTTTGTCGACGACGGTCCCGAACTTCTTTCTGCTCTTTGGCGCTGCGAGGGGGAGCTTCGTCTCTTTTGCGGCCAAATTTATGGCCTGTTCTAACAATCCTGTCGGCCTCTCGCCGTTCTTCTGCTTCTACTCTTGATGCCTCTGCTCTGAATAGCGCCTGTACGCTACGTTGACTCTCGAAGATTCGATCTAAGCGAAAGTAAGCTGCAGGATAAACATCTAGCATGAATCCCGCAAGCACAACTTCTCGACCAGCCGGGATTACTATACCAAGCTTGGCGGTGTTAGGAGTTTCGCCGTCTAGCTTTATTACTCGCATGGCGAGATCGCAGTCTTGAATGAAAGCATCAGAGTAAGCTACCTCTACCGTAGATCCTCCTTTGGTTTCTTCTGCTCCTCTGTTTGCTTGTGTGCTTCCTATTACAGGTATGTGGTACCTGCTCTTGCAGATGCTGTTCAGGCCACGAGAGGTCCCTGTTGTTCGCTCCCAGAGCGCTTTCTTGGACTGTCCTTCTTTGAACAGGTAAACAGCATCGGCAAAAACGATATCTGGTTCAAACTCATCGATCTTTGCGTACAGGTGGTCCATATCATGGTGGCCTCGCCCGCCGGTGATCAGCATACTGGCTTCGTGGCCACGCGAATTCATCCTGCGCTCAGTCTCGGGGAGCTCGAGGAGCATGCTAATGTACTCCCCCTCTTTCTCGTACTCCAATTGACCTGTCTTCAGTTCCATGTAAGGAGCACGAATGAGAGCACTATCCATTCGCATCCTGATCTGCGCGCACGACATTTCTTTGGTGAAGAACAACACCCGGCAGTGCTGTTTTATATAGCACTCAGCTGCCAAATTAACCATAAGCCAAGTTTTCATGCTTTTCGGTCGGCCGTAGATAATAATCAGATCTTCGTTCTGTATTCCTTGTGTCTGCTCATTCAGCGGGTGATCTTGTCTGCCTGTTGCTTTCTTTATTCGCGGACTTCCATCCTCGTTACTCCGGCCCCAAGAAGCTGGCCAAGGGATGCCCCACATGCCATCCGATTGCTGCGCCAAATTATATCGTTCAAGTGCCGCCTCAGAATTATCCGCCAGGATAATGTCGTGGCTCGTATCTCCTTCTACAGCGAGGCTGCGAAAGTCGTGAGCTGCGGCAGCGATGGCAGCGCGAGGATCGTCGATCAAGAGATCAGACAAGTCTTCCAGTATATTCTCGGCCTTACGCTTCAACCATCCGTCTTTAACGAGCGAGGCCAGGGCTTCGAGCGTCATGCGTCGCATGGGAGGCTCTGGCAGCGGGATAGTCGGAAATCGCCGCTCGAACATCGATCGTTCCGGGATCAAGTTCCGGGTATCGGCTCCTTTATAATAGCGGTGAATCCAATCAAACCCGTCTTTACCCTCGTCTGTGAGGAACATGTGCAGCTCCAAGCCGGCATCGCGCAGGGGCCGCATG